TGTCTCAAGTATGAGGACGCTACCACAATCGCCGTTGCGAGTGGTATCCTTGAGGTTGCCACTCCAGGCATGGCAATTCATATCTGGAAGGCCAACACAGGTGCATGGAGTGTAGGTAAGTTTTGAGAACTGCTTCTTAACCACCGTTCCACCATCCTTACTAAGATAAAAACCTGAAAACTCTCGCTGATGGTTCACACCGCAAAAGTAATCTACAATGTTTTTTGAAGGAATCTGCTTTTCGAGATAGAAGAGTGCTAAATCGCGTTTCTTATCTCGATAAATGCGCGACTGAGAAAGTAACAAGGTTGTGTTGCGACTAGGCCCAATCCCGCTATCATATGTCAACTGAAGTTGGATATTACAATCAGAAAACAATGTGTGCGAATTCGCCAAAAAGAAGCCACCACCAATAGCGATGCACTTGCCATCAATAACCGTAAAGCTATTGGGGACATCAGCACGACGCGATTTCATTGAATAACAACCCCTAGAGACCACATCTATAAAGGCAGGTAAGTTATCACCCTTACAACACTTTGAAACTTTGCCAACGTCGAGAGGCAAAGTCTTGATAGCATCATTGTGCCAGACATTGATACGCTCGTTGGGTTCAGGTTGAGGCGTTTCAAATTTAAAAGGCGCCGACTGAAAGTTGCCCTGCATATCATTAGATGTTTTGCGCGTAAGCATATAAATGCCAAGTACAGCGGTCGCAGCAGCCGCAACACCAATAAGAATGTCGGGTCTGGTTGCATAGGATCGTGCTCTCTCACCTACGTCATGCCAATATGCGCGCATATTATCGTAGTTTCTCTCAATCCTAAATAGGATCCGAGCCCCGTTAGCGATTGATCTCACATCTCGGCAAAGGTACGATTGAGGCAAAGACAGCATCTGCAAGTAATTCAGGCGATCCATAAGGCTGTTTGCATAAGGTCGAACTGTGTAGTTCAAATGATACAAAGACCATATTGTTCCTACACCAGCCATTGCTAGGGTAACCGTTTCAAGATTACCTTGGAGACGCATCCTATTGAAAGGTGGGCCAACTGGCTCATCATCATCATAGTCAGAGTCATCTTGACTAGGTCCACCGTGCGGTAACCCCTCAACGTGGAGATGATTGTGTGGGCGAGATGCGCAAACGGAGCAAGGCATATTGTGCTCAGCGCAAAATCGAGCTGATATCATATTACGCTTGCTGTCAACCACCATTTGCTGCTTGAGACAGTGCTCAGTTATCGCACTATTGTACCAGTCAAGAAAATCAAATAGATCTGCGTTCTGCAGAACAGCGACGTCAGATCCACCTCCATTTCCATTTGACTGATACTTAGTAACGTCCCAAATCCAATAGTCAGGGAAGTCAGGCGAAATTGCGTTGAGATTCTTGATTTTCATCGTGTCGAGCATGCCATTGTTGGAAAATTGAGGCTTAACAGTAGGTCTGATCTTATAGTTGAACCTACGCAAGATGGCCTCGGGGCACGTGAAATAGTGCTTAGCATTAACATCGTCGGCATTTGAGCTGGACAAAACAAGCTTCGCGAGAACAGGAGTCTGGCCTTTATCCTCAAGCTTAGCCATATTGGCCATGAAAGGCTGTGGATTGATGATATCTATAAGCTTATTCAGCGTAGGATCACCTTGAGGCGCTCGACTGGGCTTTATTTTCGCAATGTCGTCCATCATAATGCACCACTTGTATGACTGAAATCCGTCCATGAATTCAGAATCTGCGTTGAGCGAGAAAGCAAAAGACGCGTCTGTAGGTAAATTCTGCAGTCGACCAAATTGAACGAAAAGCATGTTCATTATGGCGGTCTTACCAATACTGGAGGGACCCACTACGAGAATAGAGAATGGTGTTTGCCGAATCTCTTGAGTGAATTCTGCTGCCTTGTATTCCATCAACCATTTCTTAAGCTTGCAAAGCATATCATTCGCATTTTTGTGCGATGGATCATTACGCTTGTATGAAAGTCGTTTGACGATAAGCGTCCCATCATCGATAGCTTGCTGAAGCTTCTGGTGGTACTCATATATCGTAAAATTGTGAGGTTGTGGATTTTGCAGGAATTGGCTCCATCGCGAAAGTGTTTCATAATCTTCGAACCACTTCGCATAATGCTGTCCTGAATGAAAAAGAGGATCAAGCGAGCCTGAGGTATAAATCTCATACCCTTTTGTCGCGAAATAGTTAATTAAATTGCAAAATTCCACAAACAAATCAGCGCCTAGTTTCCACGTACTCTCAAAGAAGTTTCTTTCAACAATGTTGAAAGTGTCTCTATCGAATGGATGATTGGAAAAAGCGCACATCACAGCACCAACAGTGAGCGAGAAAAATCTAATGAGCCTAAGGGTAAAAGGTGAGTTGGTAACGTCTCCATAACCACCCAACGCTCTTTGCAATGAACCAAAGAGATTTTCTAAACCTTGAGGCTCTAGAGAATCGAAAACTTTTGTGGCATCAAATGCCAAATCAAATTTATGTTTCAACTCAAAAACCTCTTGCTCTGGAACTTCCTCGAGAATCTGCCGTTTTATTGCCTCATGCTTAGACACAGATGCACGGAGCCCTCTGAGTGTTGGCACGTCATCGCAGTCAAAATCGAGGTCCAGATCGCTACAACCCGATAAGCCTGAAAGATATGGCTCAACAGGGTCAGTAAACTTTGGAACTTCGGGCTTGCTAGCGCGATATTTACTCTCCATAAATGCTAAGATACCATCCTCCTCTTGCAACATTTCCAAAACAAAGTCCCAAACTGTGGAACTCATAGATTTGAAGCGATGTAGTTGGCTCTTGACAAAGGCTGAAGCAGCGGCAACGACTCCAATCTTATTACACTTACATGCAAGAAGACTCGAGACAAAGATTGTTATATCCTCAAGAAGATCAAGGGTGTCACTGTGCTTAAGGCCAAGGAGCGTATGCAACGCGTCTTTC